AAAATAGAACAGGAGTTTAACAAAAAGTTAATCTTTGAAAATAACAAAGGTAAAACATATTTCGAGCATAACGTTAGCGCTTTATTAAGAGGGGACTCAAAAAGCCGGGCGGAGTATTACAGCAAACTATTCCAAGTCGGCGCAATAAGTCCAAACGAAATAAGACGCAAAGAAAATATGAACGACGAAGCGAACGGAGATAGTTATTACGTGCCTATGAATATGTTAAACACTAAAGACAAGGTAAAAGTCGAAAAGCCAGCACCAAAAACACCAATAGAAAATGAAGAACCAAAAGAATAAATTAGAAGTTCGGCAATTTGATTGCGCAGAACTAAGAGCCGAAGAAACAAGCGACGGCGTTATTGTAAGAGGTTACGCGGCTGTATTTGATAGCTTAAGCGAAGACTTAGGCGGCTTTAAAGAAACTATTAACAGAAATGCTTTTAATGGCGTATTAACAAACGACGTAGTTGCATTATTGAACCACGATAATAATATTGTTTTCGGGCGTACTAGCTCGGGAACGTTGAAACTAAGCACAGACGAACGCGGCTTAATTTCTGAAATAAGAATGCCGAACACCCAAGCGGCAAAGGATACCGTCGAACTTATGAAGCGCGGCGACATCTCAAAAATGAGTTTTGGTTTTATTGTAGACGCTGACAAATGGCAAGAAAGCGAACGCGGTTTTGTAAGGGAAGTAAAGGAAGTAAAAAGGCTTATCGACGTGAGTTTAGTTACTAGGCCGGCATACCCGCAGACGAGCGCAGCGGTTCGGTCTTTGGATATTTACAAGAATGCTAAAACTAAAGATTTGGGACTAATTAAAAATAAATTAAGATTTAAAACTTTTCTAAAATGAAAAAGACTTTAAAGCAATTGAAAGACGAGCGACAAGCGGCTTTGTCTGTTATGCAAAATTTGATTGAAAACGCTGAAAGCGAAGACAGAAATTTAAACCTTGACGAGCAAGCAACGTTTGACGAAAACGAAAAAACAGCGGACGACATGACGCAAAGAGTATCAAGACTAGAACGCTCAATGCAACTTTCAAAAACGCCTGTTGTACCGGTAACGTTTGAAACTCAAAACGTTGGTAAAACTGACAAAGATCTAAAACGTTTTAGCTTTACTGCTGCGGCAACCGCTGCATACAATGGGCAAATGGACGGCCTTGTAAGAGAACTACACCAAGAAGCAAGAAACGAAAACAAAAGTCGTTTATTTCGTGGCGTAGGTATTCCGTCAATAGTTTTAGAGTCAAGAGCAGCATCAGATTTACCAGCGGCGGCGTCGGAAGTTCGACCAACAGACGTAGGTTCTTTTATAGACCAATTACAAGCAAACTCTGTTTTAGTACAAGCCGGTGCAAACTTCTATTCCGGAATTAGCGCAGATCGAAAATTTCCAATTATAGCGGATATTGACAGTAATTATTTAGCTGAGGACGGCGGAAGCGGTCAACCGGCAGACGGTTCTTTAACAAACATTACTTTAAGTCCTAAAAAACTTATTTCAGTTGTTTCAATGAGCGCTGAAATGATGACGCAAAACGCAAGCGCAGAAGCGGCACTTCAAAGAAACATGGCGCGTTCAATTTCGGCAACTTGGGAAAAGGCTCTTTTAGGTGCGGCAGATTTAAACTCAAACGCCCCGGCTTCCATTTATGCAACTGCTGACGCAGTTTCCCCGGTGGTAGGTACTAACGTTGATACATCTGACCTTATTAATATGGAGTCAATGATATTATCAAGAAACTACAACCCGGCAAGCGGTCGTTTTTCTTATTTATTCAACCCGGGAGTACTTGCAAAATTAAAAGCCGAAGCTGGACTTGATTACACCAATGGCGCTTTTATTGATTGGGCTAATAAGCAAATTAACGGATATAATTATTACGTTAGTTCTAACGTTGGTACAGCACAAACACAGGCGGCAATGTTCGGCGATATGAGCGACGTACACCTTGCAACGTTTGGCGGTTTGGATATTATTTCAGACAGATACACAGACGCACACAAAGGTATCTCTAGGCTTGTAGTTGTTTCATTAAACGACGGTAAAGCTGCGCACGTAACAACAGGCACAACTTCATTAGTTAAAGCCGAAATAGCGTAATCAATTAATTTATAAAAGGGCGAGTTTAACCGCTTGCCCTTTTTTTTAAATTTTAAAGTATGGCCGCACAAGCACAAGTTGACGCAACGACAAACCAGCTTATTAGTTTAGACGAAGCAAAAAATTATTTGCGTGTTGATTTTACAAACGATGATAGTTATATTACAGAACTGATTAAAATTGCAAAAGTTCAAGTTTTAAACGATACTAACCAAGTATGCGTTGAAACTGATATTACAGAATTTCGCGACAAGTGGCCGCAAGACAATATAATATATTTAAAATACCCGGGTAGTTTTACCGGTAATTTTACTTTGAGATATTACGACAGTTCAAATACTTATGGTTATTTAACGCAAGACGTTGATTTTTTTATTGCTGAACATAACGGCTTAAATAGAATACAAATAGTTAACGCGCCAAATTTATACGATAGAATTAATGCTATACAAATTAATTATTCAGTTGAGCCGTACGAACAAGAAAATATACTTCCTTTAAAAATGGCTATGTATATGCTTATACAACACTATTACGACAACCGCAGCCCTGTAACGTTTTTAAAAGTTGATGAATTACCTTTTGGTTATAGGTCAATAATAAATAATTATAAAAATTATATTTGGTAAATGCAGCCGGGACAATTTCGACATAAAACACAAATAAATATAAAGTCAACGACACAACAAACCGACTTCGGCGAAATAGTTGAAACAGCAAGTACGCCGTATGTTAGATTTGCATCTGTTAAATGGTTGACCGGTAAGGACGAAATTAACGACGAAGTTAGCAACCTTATAAAAAATGTAGAGTTTACATATAGATATGAAATTTTTATTTCACAACTAGCAAAAAACAATACTATTACTTATCAAACAGAAACTTATTTTATAAGTTCTATTAATATGCTAGGGCAAGGCAACCAACAAACAATATTAATAAAAGCACATACGGCGTTAAATTGATACCTAAATTTTCCATAACAGGCGACAAAGAACTTGACACTATATTAAGGGGTTTAGGTAGGGACGCAATAAAAGACAGCGAAATAAAACGAGCGCTTAAAAAAGTTGCGAAACCTTTAATTCAAGACATACGCAAAAATATTAATAACGTTACCGGAAACCTTGGTAAGTCAATAGGAGTAATTAAAAAAATTAAAAGCCGTAAAGGTCGGCCGTTTATTTTAGTCGGGCCGCGTTACTATGGAAACTTTAACGGTTACCACGCGCATTTAGTTGAAGTTGGAAAACAAAATTACGACGTTAGTTTTGACGAGCAACACAATATTAAAAGGGCTTTTGAAAAAAATAAAACTAAAGCTTTAAATGAAGTAAACCAGCATTTAATTACTATGCTGAATAAAAAACTTAATAAATTAAAATAATGGCTTTAAGTGTTGGTTTATCTATGGGAAAAGCAATTTTTGATATACTCAAAAATAATTATGCTTTATTACAAATTAACGGTATGGACGTTGGGAAAATACAACCCGCGCCGTTGTTAAAACAAACTAACCCGGACGTTTGCGTTATATATGAAATAGATAGCGTTAACCCGGTATATACAAAAAGAAACAGAACACTAAACAGCGCACCTTTGTACGTAGTTGACTTTTCTATTTATTGCGTTAATAGGATCTATTTCCAAAACGTAGGTTTAGCGCAAGCGGTAAGCGATGCACTAGACACCGCGGCAATTGGAACTTACAACAGTTTAAAAATTGACGGTATAAGTTTACAAAGTTCAAGCGAAGACTATAACAAGGAACGCAAATACTACTTAAATACTTTGAGTTTTCAAGCTCGAGTATTAAAATAATTTTTTATATTAATTAACCTAAACACAAAAATAAAATGGCAACAGGATTATTAAACGGTACAGACTTAATTTTAAAAGTAGGTACACCCGGAGTAAATGAGGTAATTGTTGGAAGCGCAACAACTTGCTCTTTAGATATTTCTATGGAAGAAATTGACCAAACTAATAAAGAAAGCGGCGGCTGGAAAGCTATAATTGGCGGCCTACGTAGTTGGAGCGTTTCTTGCGATGCACTTTACCAAAACGAAACCGTAAGCTCAACAAAAACTTTCCAAGACTTTTGGAACCACATAGGCGACGCGACACTAGGACGCACCCCGGTAACGTTAGAGTTTACAATTGAGGGCGGAACTAGTGCGGCTAATAACGTATATTATAGCGGCGAAGCCTTTGTAAGTTCTTTAAGTTTAACAGGCGGAACGGAAGACCAATCAAGCTTTTCAATTTCTTTAGCTGGGACGGGTGTACTTGCACAAACTGACTTTATATAGATGAAAGCGAAAGTTGTTATTATAAACAAAAAAGACTATCCCGTAAAATATGGCTTTGCAGCCTTACGGGCTTTTACAGACGCGACCGGAGTAACTCTTGGACAACTTGGTACACTAG